TTCATCTACTTCAACATATACTGTTGTTCAAATGCACATTAATAATTACGCAAATACCACAACAAATAAAGCAATACTAAGTAGGTCATCTAGCGTGTCCTCTTCAAATGTGGAAGCCCGCATTGGTCTTTATAGAAGTACTGCGGCAATTAACAGCATTTCTATATTATTTTCATTGGCTTCTATTGCGGCTGGAACTAATATAACTTTATACGGAATTAAGGCGGCATAATGGCTAATACATATATTCAAATTGGTAGCACTTACACCGTTGGCTCAGGTGGTATAAGTAGTGTTTCACTCACATCTATACCTGCGACATTTACAGACTTAGTTGTAAAAATCTCGGCTAGAACTAATCGTAGTTCTGTTACTGATGGTCTTGGATATTATTACAATAGTGATACAACATCAGCAAGATATACGGGGAAACAACTTACTAGCACAGGCACGGCAGCACAAAGTACTTCTTACAATCCGTATAATGATGAAAATATATATGTATCAGGCAATACCGCAACTGCTTCTACTTTTAGTGCTACCGAATTGTATATTCCTAATTATGCAGGTAGTAATCAAAAAACATCTTCTGTTGATAGCACAGGCGAAAATAATGCTGCGCCTTCGTTTATGAACATAGGTGCGGCTTTGTATAACCAAACTACGGCAATTACTTCAATAACTTTTATTCCTATTACTGGAACTTTAATTATGGAATACTCAACTTTTACACTCTACGGAATCAAAAACTCATAAAGGAGAGATAAATGACAACAGCAATAGAAGTAAACTGCACAACAGGAGAAGTGATAGAACGCGAACTTACAGCAACAGAAGTAGCACAACGCGAAACAGATGCGGCGGCTTTTTTTAAAGCAGAAGCAGAGCGCACGGCACAGGCTGAAGCCCTCACCGTACTTAAAGCAAGCGCAAAGGCTAAACTTGTTGCTGGAGAACCCCTAACAGAGGAAGAAGCCTCCGTACTGGTAATCTAGTGGTATGCCTACAACAACATACCGCTATCTGTTTGTAGACCTTCCTACCAACACGATCATTGCTGAGTTGCCTCTAACTGGGGTGGCCTTCACACAGCAGTTGAACACGGCTGGAACTTTCTCGGGCCGTCTTTTGCTTTCAGGATTAGACGCGGCTGCCTTCAACATTGACGCTTCCACAATCCCTGGCAAGTGCGGCATTTATGTAGACCGCAACGGCATCTTGGTATGGGGTGGAGTCATTTGGAGCCGCACTTATAACAGCAGCGATCAAACCTTGTCATTTAACGCCCGCGAGTGGATTTCATACTTTGAACGCCGCCGCATCACCACAACACGCGACTTTGACGGCATCGACCAATTGGTAATTGCTAAGACCCTCATTGAGGATGCACAAAACGAACCCTATGGTGACCTTGGAATTCTTTACAACACCGCAGGTCAAACAACCTCGGGCGTTTTGGTAGATCGCGTGTATTACGACTACGAACTCAAGTCGCTCTTTAACGCCATCCAGGATTTATCTCGCCAAGACGATGGTTTTGACTTTGATATTTACATCGAATATGACGGTGTGACTGGTCTGCCAACCAAAGCCTTCAACACATATTATCCTCGAAGTGGAACCGCCTATGATCCAAATGACCCCGAGGCTATTGTCTTTCAATTCCCTGCGGGCAATGTGGTTGAGTATGAGTATCCCGAGGATGGGTCAATCGCGGCCAACACAATCTATGCTTTGGGCGCTGGTTCTAACGAGGGCAAGTTAATCTCAACCGCGCAAAATACATCCTTCTTACTTGATGGATGGGTGCTTCTTGAGGACCAAGCCAACTACTCAGACATTACCGATCAGACGGTGCTTGATGAATTGGTTGCGGCCCAGGTGATCGCCGTGTCTTATCCACCGACAACTATTAAAATGGTTGTGCCTCCGTATGTAATTCCTGAATATGGAACCTACCAAGTTGGCGATGACGCTCGTATCTTGATCCAAGACAACCGCTTCCCCGAGGGCCTTGACGAGATTTATCGCATCGTGGGTCTATCGGTGCAGCCTGGTGAGGATGGCCCTGAACGCGCTACGCTTACTTTGACCCAGGGTTCAGGAGAAGCGTAATGGCCTACATAAATCAACCGCCAGCCTTGCAGCAGATGTTTGCCGATCTAGACAGCCGACTTCGTAAGTTAGAAACGGCGCAGCGCTTTACCGCACCCGATGTGGCAACCGAGCCAACCTATCCACGAACTGGCGACATCATCTTTGATAACACGCCTGATCAAATGAAATATTGGAACGGAACCGAGTGGGTTGTCTTTGCTGATGATTATCTTGGCGTTCCTAAGATCGCTTTCACATCCACCTGGACTGGCACAGGACTGGCCTACACAGGCACACCCGCCACAGGATCGTATTCCAGGGTTGGCAAAATGGTTTTCTTTACAATCAGGGTTAACTGCACAACCGTGACAAACTTTGGCACAGGTAATTATTCGCTTACTCTACCCACAGGTTTGCAGCCCAACATAAACAATCTTGTAACTGGCGGTCTGCACCACATCGCAAGCGGCGATCATTACCTGCTTTACATGGACTTTAATAGCGCAAGCCTTACCGCTGAACTTTACTATCCTCAGTCAAATGGCACGATGGCCCGCATGGATCACAACAGTCCCCACACATTACAAACAGCCGATTTCTTTTATTTCACGGGTATGTATTTCTTAGCATAAGTTATTATTACAACATGACACCTAATGAATGGCTTGGCATCGGAGTTGCCGTCAGCACCCTTTTGGGATCGTTGGCAATCGCGGTGCGCTTCTTAGTCAAGCACTACCTATCTGAGTTAAAACCAAACGGCGGAGCAAGCCTTCGTGACGAGCAAAACAGACAAGGTGAAACAATCAAACGGCTGGAGAACCGTGTTGACGAGATTTATCGCTTGCTGCTTAATCGCGCTTAGTCTCACTGGCTGTGGCTATCAAGGATGGACCAGGTATCCTTGCCAAGAATATGAAAACTGGACCAAAGCAGAATGCAATCCGCCGCAATGTGAAGCGATCGGTCAATGCACTAAGGACCTACTACCAAATGTGGAGACAGATGGCTAGAAAACGACTCACACCCGAGGAACTGCACGCTCGACTTATAGTCACTATTGGCATCCTGCTTGCGTTGGTATTTTCAGGATCGGTCTTTGCGATGCTTTATGCGCTGGTCTTTGTGACGCAACCGATGGCTCAAGCCCCTAACGATGCCGCTTTTATTGATCTAGTCTCGACTCTTTGCGTGTTTCTGACTGGCACGCTTTCAGGCATCTTGAGTGCTAATGGGCTAAAATCTAAACCTAAACCAAAGGAAGGTGAAATCGATGAGCCAACGCGATGAGTTTGTAACGGTTGCGCTGGGAGAAGTCGGCACAATCGAAGGACCAAAAGATAACGAAACCAAGTATGGCGCATTCACAAAGGCTAACTTTCTGCCCTGGTGCGGTTCGTTTGTGATGTGGTGCGCAAACCAGGTAACGCTAAAGATCCCAAACTGCGTGTCTACGCAAGCAGGGGCCAAAGCGTTCTTGGATAAAGGCCAATGGCAAGCCGCAGAGGAAGCAACTCCGCTACCAGGCGACATTGTTTTCTTTGACTTTCCAGGAGATGGGATCGACCGTATTTCCCATGTGGGCATTGTTGTAAAAGACAACGGCAACGGAACGATCACCTGTGTCGAGGGCAATACCAGTCCTGACAAGAAGGGCAACCAAAGAAACGGTGGCGAATGCTGCCTAAAGGTTCGCGCTTACAAGAAAAAGAACGGAAGCAAACTAGTCAAATCGCAGCCTGTAGCAATTGTGGGCTTCGGTAAACCAAAGTTCAAGGAGACCAAATGAACGCACAGTTAAAAGCAGCACTTGAGTCATACGCACGATCCTTTGTGGTTGCGGCCATCGCCGTTTATTCCGCAGGAGAAACCGATCTGAAAGCCATCCTGATTGCTGGATTGGCCGCAGTTGCTGGCCCAGCGATCCGCGCAATTAATCCAAAGGACCCAGCGTTTGGCTTTATCGCTAACGCAGTCGATGTTGAAATCAAAGCGCTCGCCAAGAAGTCTAAAAAGAAAACAAAGTAACCGCAGCGAATTGCACCCGACTTTCTCTCGAGGTCGGGTGCTTTCTCTTTCATAACTGTTAAGGTATCCTTTAGGCTCGAGGAGGCATCATGCTTAATGACAAATTCATCGAAATCCTGTCCAAGCGACAAATTCGGCGCGGATCAGAATACTGTGCGTATCAAGAGATGTATAAAGGCTTGAGCAAAGAGGATCAAAAGGCTCTAGACGATGCGTGGGCAAAGAACTACCCAACTAATCTAATTGTTCAAGCCTTGCGTGCAGATGGGCATAAGTGCAGTTCGGATACGATCCGACTTCATAGAAACGGCACTTGCAGATGTCCGAAGGAATAAATGCGTTGTTAAAAGAACGCGGCAAAATGTATGGTGAGGCTGTTGATAACTTCACGGCCGTTGGTAGAGGCTGGGGCGCAATCCTTAACATTGAGGATATTCCTCCGTATCAAGTAGCGTTGATGATGGATTTTCTCAAGACCATTCGTTGCGCAATTAACCCTATGCACGAGGACTCCTGGCAGGACAAAGCGGGCTATTCGGAACTCGGGAAACGGATCGCTCTCGATGAGTCTTAAAGATCAATTTGATGAGATGCCCGAGGGCGTTGAGTCCAACGATGTAAAAGAACTACGCCAGGCCATGCTTCGTTTACAGAAGCAACTGAAACAATCAAAAGAACGCAATGAGGACTTGGTATTTGCCACGCGCCAAGCAGCCTACGATGCCATGCTTACTTTTGGCAAAATCGCACCAGTTCCAGCAGTTGCTATTGATAAACGCAAAGCCAAAGGTGAAGTTGCCTTATGGCACATGACCGATTGGCAAGGCGCAAAACGCACCTCCAGTTACAACTCCCAGGTCATGCGCAAACGCGTGATGGAATTTGCCGAGAAAGCGGTAAGAATCACAGACATTCAACGCGCTGATCACCCAGTAAAAGAAGTAACTATCGCTTTTGGCGGTGACATGGTTGAAGGCTTGTTTAACTTTCCAAGTCAAGCATTCGAGATCGACAGCACCTTGTTCGAGCAATATGTAAATGTTTCTCGCCTTTGCGTTGATGTTGTTCGATTTGCCCTGGCCAACTATGAAAAGGTCACGGTGGTTCCCGAGTGGGGAAATCACGGTCGCATAGGATCGAAACGCGACAATGTTCCGCGATCGGATAACTTTGACCGAATGTGCTACGAGTTGGCCCATCAATTACTACAAGGTGAAAAGCGCCTGCTGTGGCAGGACTGCCCTGAGGATATTCAACGCATCGAGATTGGAAACTATCGAGCGCTCTTGATCCACGGCGATGAGGTTGGCCGCAATGGTTTTGCTTCCCCTGGCGCGATCGTTCAGCACGCAAATAAATGGCGATCAGGTTCATACCCTTGGGAGTTCAGAGATGTTTACATCGGCCACTATCACACGCACGCCGAGTGGTCTATGGCCAACGGACTCGGAGCGGTTTATCAAACAGGCTCTACAGAGTCCGACAATCGTTATGCGGGTGTGATGCTTGCAGCAAGTGCAACTCCATCGCAGCGCCTTCACTTCATCGATCCAGTAAAAGGTCGAGTGACCGCTGCCTATAAAGTTTGGTTAGATTGAGGCTTCTGCTGCATCCACAGCGTCATCAACAGAGTAGGAATGTTCCTTAGAACATTGTCCACATTCTTTGCACATTAATCATCCTCATAATCATCACCGTAATCGCTGGTGATCAATCGCATGTCGGCAATGTCCACGCCGTTTTCTTTTGCTTTATCCATCGCGTCTTTAAATGTGGAAAGACAACGGTTGGTGAGATCGGAGACCATGTCAGGATATTGGGCTTCGGTTCCCAATTCCACGGCAAGGCCACCTAGTCGGATCGAGATTTGTGAATAAGCCATGGAAGACCTCCTTGCTGAAATTATGCCTGTAATGCCGCCTGTAATGAATCCGCCGCGCCCGACCTGGGGTCCTTCCAATTCCGTAATCTTTGTGCCAACCTATGTCCACCAGGGCGAAAGCCCCCAAACTGAAAGGAAGGCCCCATGGCAGAGAAATACAGCCTTGAGGATTACGAAACGGTCGAGTCGCGTCTGCGCCGACTATACGAAAAATACCCATCCGCACGATTGCTTACAGACCTGGTCTACCAGGATGAGCGCCGCTTCATCTGCAAGTCGTTCTTGTATCTTGATCCCAAAGACCCAACACCGCACTCCACAGGTTTTGCCGAGGAGATCGTTGGCGCGGGCTTTGTGAATAAAACTTCGGCCCTTGAGAACTGCGAAACTTCCAGCATTGGCCGTTGCCTTAGTAACTCGGTTCTTTGCCTTGGCGCACCAGTTGGCAAGCGCCCATCGCAGGAAGAGATGCAAAAGGTCGAGCGCTACAAAGCCGAACCACGCAAAACGGCAGTCAAGAAACTGTCGTGGACCGATGATCAGTTAAAACTTGCCGAGGCAGCCATTCAGACGGTTGCAGCGATGAGTGACAAAGATAAGTTGCGAGAGTTGTGGACAGGCAGCGCGGAGATTATCGATGCGCCGATCAACGGAACAACTCTCAAGGATGTAATTAACGCTCGCGTTGCGGAGTTAAGTGCCTGATGGAAAACAAGGTCGTTATTGCACGCAACGCACAACGCACCTCGATCGCAGCCGCGCAAAAGGTCCTGCCCAAGACTGGTTCATTACGCCGCAAGGTTTATGAATACATCTTGGGCCAGGGCTTGCGCGGGGCCACCGACCAAGAGATCGAGAAAACCCTGCACATCGAAGGCAACACGGTGCGGCCAACTCGGATCAGCCTGGTCAAAGACGGATTCATTATGGATACGGGAACAACGCGTAAAAACCAACACGACAATGACTGCATCGTTTGGCGGGCGGTCGAGGAAGGAATGATGTTATGAGCGACAAATCTAAGAAGTTTCAGCCGAGCGCTGGCTTTGTAGTATCCGTTCACATGAACAAGTTGGGGATCAGGGCGGTAGCCGCTGAGTTAGACGGAATATTTGCCGAAGTATTGGCAGAGGCCATGGATAAGGCTGGCTTCCAGTTGGTTCCTGATCCGTTTAACCTGACAAACGATGCTAAGAAAGTGATCGAAATGGAAGAGCGGCAAAAGAACGCTGGATTAAAACTGGTACAAGAACCCGTACAAGAGGAGGAGGCAGTCGATGAACCAAGTGGTGACTCCACAGCAGATTGAAGCGCGGCTTTACGCTTTATCAAAAGAAGTCGATGAAGGGCATGAAAGCCTGGTGCAAGCCGAGCAAGCCTTCCATCAACAGACCGCTGAATATGAAGTGGCAATGGCACGCAGCCGCATTTCTTTGGCCAGCAAGTCATCCCCAACGGGAAAGAATTACACGGTCGGCGAGCGCGAGGACATGGCGATTATAGAAAACGCCGAGCAGCACTTTATGATCGCTACCGTGGAAGCCCAGGTCAAAGCAGCCCGAGCCAATGTGCAAAGGTTGAAAACCCAGGTGGAAATTGCGCGATCGATGAGCGCTTCAGTCCGAAGCAGTATGGATCTAAGTTAATGGCGATTGATCCAAACGACTGGAAAATGGCCGAACGCATCGCTGAAAACAGCAAGGTCTATAAAACACCCGCAGAGGTATTGAGCGTTTTTGAAGCGTTTATGAAGCAAGTCCAAGATAAAGAGGAAGGTCAAGACGATGATTGATTTACAAGGAATGCTTATTAAATCGCTGGAGGCTTTTGATTCGCAGCGCGACCGATCTCAACAAGTAGAAGTTGGGCCGTCATCCATTGGTGGTTGTCGCCGCCAGGTTTATCACATCCTAAAGCAAAGCCCCAAGGTCAAC